AACGCAGAAGCGCCAATCAATCTGCCAGTTGTCCAGCACCTGGGGGTTCTCCCAGGAGAAGGTCTCGTTGGGCTGGTAATACTGAAGACTGTTCTTCTCGTCGAACATCATCGTATCTTTGATTTTCGTCCCGCCCTGCACGACTTCTTCGGGGCCTTTGCCCTTCAGGAACCGGCGGAGCAGATAATTGTTACGACACGCCTCGTTCACGACATCTTGAGCAGATGTCAGGAACGACGGTCCCGTGGTATCAACAAAGTCGTTGAAGGTACTAAGCGCAGAGGCCATTACCGTTTCTCCTAAAAGTTAGCGTCCACCGAGTTCCCTTGCGCGTTGCAGACGATGCGGGTCGTCACCTTCGAGTAGCTCAAGGATCGCGTCCTCTCGCTCCTCCTGTGACATCTCCGCGTTCTTCGCCTTGCGTTGACGCTTGGGGGAATCCGGCAAACCGTTTCGCTGGTAGCGTTTGATGGTTTTCTGTGCAGACTTGGCTTCCTTAGAAAGCTCGTCACGAAACTCAAGAGTGATAGCCTCTTCCATGAGGGCCTTCGTGCTCTGGGTTTCCCCAGGCACATATAGCTTGGCCATTCGGCGTAATACCCGATCAACCTCATCACTCTCCGGGTCTGCGACTTGAGGATACTTCTCCTCAAGCCCCGCTCTTGCCTGCTCGACATCCCGCTTGAGGTTCGTCATTTGTATCTCCCGCAGTTGGTCTGCGAGCGGTGCAACGACGGCCTCATACGACTTGGCGAGCAAGCCACTGCCTTCCTCATCTAGGCCAAGGTAATCAGCGAAAGGCTTTACGGCATCTTGCAGGTACGCCTCTGAGGGTTTGTCGGAGGCGGCCTCTGCTTGTTGGCTACCATCCTCCGAGTCCTCTGGGGTCTGCTCGTCCTCACCTTCCGCCTGAGACTCCTTGGCCTCGCGAACAAGACGGTCCACATCACCCTGCGACTTCTTGCGGTGCTCCGCTAGTCTCAGGATTGTTTCATCTGGTAGCGCTTCGAGGTCTTCGGGCTTGAACCCGTCACGACGAAGGACTGTATATGCATCTGCGAGATCGGGGGAATCCTCCGCCTCGCCTTTAGTTTCCTCTTTGGCCGTTGGTTCAGGCTCAGGCTTGGCCGCGACCTCCGGTTCTTCTGCAGGATCTAGCTCGTCGAGCACTGCGTCTTCGCGTGCTTCAACTTCAGCCTGGGCGGCCTCGTCCTGCTCTACAACTGGGGCTTCTGCTACTTCTTCATTCGCCATGATTACTCCTAGAGTTCGTTGTACTCAATAGTGGTGTCGTCTTCTCCACGCGCACGAGCCATGGATTCCTCGATCTGCTTGCGGTCTCCAAAGATAGGCTTGCCGTCAGGAGCGAACTCCCCACCGGCATCCTTGTGATGCTTCCAGTTACGCGGCAGTTGGTACGACTCAAAGCCGATATCAGGCTCGACAGAGATCTGCACGCCACCGTCATAGGGCACACTCTTCTCTACCTCTACCACCCTGCCGTCCTTCCATACAAATGTTCGTCGTGTCATGGCTGCCTCATATCAGGGGACATCTCTCCGGGTTGCGCCGAGGCCTGGAGCATCTGCCCCATCATCTCACCCATCTTGGGCACGGACTTGGTAGGGCGCGGCATATTTGACGGAAGGAGCAGGGCTCCCTCGACATCCTTTCCAAAGCGCGGTTGAGTCGCAGCAGGCTCTGGCGCGGCCTGGGACTCCTGCATACGCAAGAGGTCGTCGGCAAACCGCCCAAGAAGATTGGTCGTAACAAGCTCCGCGAGATCTGGAGAGTTCATCGCGTTCCCGATTTTCGCGAAGTGATCCTGCCAGGGGTAGTCGGGGAACTGCGCCATCGCGGGCAATGAGCCAATTAGTAATTGGTGCATCTCTAGCGCCCGCTTCTGCGCCAATCCCTCGCTTGCTCGCTCCATGCTGTAAGGCTCAATCTCTAGCTCTAGGTCATCGAATGAGTATCCAGACTCTTCCGCGTGCCCGCCTCCCTGGAATACGGCATTCGCGCCCGGTGGCAGGCCGATGTCTTTAAGCTCGTCCTCTCCAAGCGGGAACACGATCTCGTCATCGTGGTAGAGGTAGTACGCGACGGTAGTCAGCAGCTTCACGGTCGAATCCGCAAAGCTCTGTCTCACAAAAGCCATGCGCGTGTTGGCTGCCTCGCTCGCGATTGTGTGTTCCGTGGCCGTGCCCGCCCCGGTTACGGAGCCGCGAAGAGCCTCGTCCATCCCAAGCACGCGGTCGGCCCGTTGGCGGCATGTGGCGATCCATACAGCCTGCTGCTCCGTCTGACCACCCAACTCAAACTCCTGAACTAGCGCCTTCCCATCCTCGAAGGGCACTACAGCCACGAAGTCGTGGCCGGTGTTCTTGATTAGGTTGGCCGTTCTGGAATCGTTGGCCCCGATGATCCGCTTATGTTTCATCATGGCCTCGGATGCGGACAAAACATGGGCGTTTAAGTCCTGAATCTGCGCTTCTACCGCCGTCAGGGGCGACAGAGGATAGACATTATCTGGCACCTTATAGGCCCCATACATCACATACGGGCCTGTCCTGGGACCATAGTACGGCCTTGGGGCACGGATAAAGCTCGACTTAATCTTGTCGCCAGCCTCCATTTGGCGGCTATGCCCCAGAGCTTGGTTGATTCCCAATGTATAGATAGTGCCGTGGAACCCAGCATCCTCTCCCGGTTCGCCGTCTAGCTCAACCTCTGGCACCCAGACCTCGTAACACCAGATTTGATTCCTGTCCGAGTCATCCGTCTCTCCAAAGATACCCTGCGTCTTGGGATCTTCGCCGATAGACAGCCCCTCGATAGCCTCAACATCCCACCCACTGTCGGGATTATCCTTCGCCTGCTTGATGAGGTCTTCTTTGTCGCGGTGCCAGATGTGGCCGATGAACCGAGCGTCTGAAAAGCGCTGAGCCTCAGGGTCCACAAAGAATCGGCGCTGTGAAATCCGTTCGATCACCGGCCACTTAGGCGTCGCCTCCCTTATGGGGCTGTCCTCTGGCAGTGTCACGCCCTTATTCTCTTCCTGGCGCACGATGCATACCCCCCAGCTAAGGAGCATGTCAGTCGCAAGCTCGACCAGGGTGCGCCTCAGCTTAGCGTCACGGACCCATCTATTGAGCCCATGGCGCATAGCCTCGGCAACATCCTTCTGCACGCCAGGCCTGCGCGACTGGACCTGCACACGAGGATTGTCGAACACCAGTCGCGGAATCATCAGCGAGATGTACTCGTAGTAGGTGTTTTCTGGCGAATAGCCGTCCGAATGTGAGTCATTCTCGGCATACGCAGGCCCCGTGAAGTTCCGAACTTGGTCGTCAAGTTGAGATATGCGGGTATCGCGATACTTGATCGCGGCATCAATCTCCATCATCAGCTTGCTAGGATCAGTTGTAAGCATCTTCTAACCCCATCTCTTTGGCGTGAAGGTTCGTGTGTCCCAGTAGATTACCCCAGGTCCCAGACTCATACTCAGGCGGTAGCTCAGGCACAGACATATCGCGGTTCCATAAGAACATGGCGGCATATCGCAGAGCATCGACTCCGTGATCTGAGCATGTGGGATCAGGGCGCTCCTTTGTCGGCCTACCCTCGCGAGATTTAGTCCATACATAGCTAGATAACTCCTCTAGCACGCTACATGGCTTCATGGCTTGCACCCGATTCTTGTCTCTACCTTGCAGGCAGTCTCTGGCCATGAAGATACGCGGCCCATTATCAGCCGGGGAGAACGCCCACCGCACCATATCTATACCTGTACGGATGGCATTCTTCGCCTTGCGTGCAATACGGTCGCCGTCGCGCCCGCGAGCGGCGCCAAGCCTATCATTGAAGACCCGGATGTATTCCGGCTCGGACGGGTCACAAACAAGCGCCTGAAGCGTGAACTCCCGCTGGGCCTCCATGACTCGCTCGGCCCACCAGTCCTGGTTCTGGTCAGTCTGGTAGATCTCTTGCAGCAGATACATGGCGTCATCCTTTACACCCCACACCTGTAGGGTTCCAGGGTGACGCAGCCCCTTGTCGTAGCTGGCGAAATACCACTTCAACTCAGGAATGTCCTCGCGATCCACGATATGCACCGACGGGTCGAAGTCCTCAAAGATCACCCCCTCCTCGCTGGCCCATTTGCCCTCATACAGGTTCGCCCGTCTCGCCCCTGTGAGGCCGTGGAGTGTGCCGCCAACATAGGCACTCCCCTGCTTAGTCCATTCTTCCTTGTCGTGGTCCCAGTAAACCGGGTTGTCCTTATGCCGCGAGAGCAGACGCACCTTCTTGTCGGCCCTATGCCTGTCCGGCACCTCGCGGAACCCCGGATCGAAGTGAGTGTTTAGCCAGTGGAATTCGCCAGCCGGGTTCGTGTCAGCAATGCGCATCTGCCACGGCATCTTGAAGTTACGGTTAGCGCGAGCCAACCACTCCCAGGTATCTGCACTGATCTCCCTAGCCTCGAAGACCGCGATCACATCGTATTGCGTCGAGAAGGTCTTTTCTGGTTTATCGAGTCCGCCTACCACCATGTGCGATCCGTTCGGATATTGGTAATTTTGGCGCGTATTGCGGGAAGCGGACCCGTGTACTGCGGGGTGCCCCGGCCAGAGCACCTCCTGTTCGTATGTCACAAGAACTGACTCGGCGAGAGACTCTCGTGTTTGTCTCAACATGAGAACGCGAATGCCAGCATACTCCTCGCACAGGTAGTTCAGGTATTCCAGCAGCGCTCGTGTCTTGCCTGTACCGGCAGGCCCTTCAAGCAGTAGCTCGGAGGGTCGAAGGAACCACAACTGGCGGGCTGCACCATAAGGGTTGTACTGGTGGACGATGGTCTTTGACATTAGGCACCCACCATCGGCTTGACGTAAATGATTGAAGCCCAGCGGACGTTGCCATAGCTAACAGATCCATGAGCGGAGTCTGTGGTCGCAGCAGTTAGGCCAACATCAAGCTCGATCTTGTAGCGGTTGCCGCCCTTCATCCAAGATTGGGAGCCCAGTCTGTAGAAGAAGTTGTAGCCCGTTGAGTCCACGCCATTCCAGAACCCATCCGTAAGAAGGGTGCCCGATGTGTCAGCCAGCATCAGGTGTTTGGCGATATTGGCGGCGGTGTTAGTGACCGTATCCGTAAATACCGCATCATTAGCTACAGCCGCACTGGTGCCCAAGTTATACACCTTGACCGACAGCCAATCAGTTCCCCCGGCCCCATCGGCGTCAACGTCGGCCCTGGTAACCAGCACGCCGTCCGCACGCAGCACGCGATAGGTGAGGAACCAGTCGTTCCCCTCCATCACTTCGCCTGTACTGACTATTGATTTGCTTGGCATCGGTGTTCTCTAGTGGTGAAAAGTGGTGGCCCTTTAGCCCGAGAAAGCCTCGGGGCCACCACTAGCAAGGATGCCCCTCTCGATCATGGCGCTCGAAATACTGGCAACCTCTATGCCGCCCTGGGCTGTCGCGCTTCGCTCGGAAATGCCTGTTACGACAGTGTCCCTCCCTAGAGCGGCGGTACTTACTTGTCCGCGCTGGGGACCTCCTGACACAGCAGCCGCTCCCTCTGTTGCAGATGACACAGCACTCTTCCGCTGAGTTAGGCCAGAGCAAACTGCATACGCTTCGACACCGCTAGAAGACGCAACACCGCGAGATGCCACAGCCGACATACACGGAGTAGCGGCTTCTGGTGCGCCGGATGTGACTATACCCCGTGGCGTATAGGGTATTAGTATGAGCCTTGTGGGCGCTAATGCCGCGCTAGTGATCGACGCTACCGGTACAGGCGCACTAAGTGTGCCGAATGTTGTCGCCGGGACAGCCTCAGCAGATGCAAACGTAGTCGTCGGCGCACTTACGTTGATCGCGCCAAAGGTGGTGCCAGGAAGCACAGGCGAGCTTGCAAAGCTGACCACCGTAACGGCACGTTTGTTCTCTATCGGGGTCGCAAGGTTCTTGTTCGAGCGAATCCCAATGGTCTCTGCGGACAGAGTTTCAGCCTTACCAAAGTGAAAGCCCCACCAGATCGTTGAACCCTTCGTAACCGTCGATGCCTCAGTCGTCGTTATCGTCGTACTTTTTGTTCCGGTTGCAGAAAGGAACGTATTGATCCCGGTCTTGGTGGCAATCGTGGTGTAGACGCCCCCTTGTACCGCGCATATCTGCACCTTGTCCCAGTAGATTGCGGAGTTGGCTGACGAGACGCTGAACCTACAGATCCATTCGCCAGCTTCCCAGGTGGTCGTCTCCATAGGAGAGCCGTAATAGGTTGGTATACTTTCCCACTGCGTCAAACACTGCACCGTGGCTTGGTTACGACCATCCACAGTCCCGCCGTCAAGCGTTAGGGTGCGCCCTGTGCCTGCTGTAGAGGAGCCAACACCTGCCATCCATCTAGCGCCATTCGACGCCGTAGGGGGAGCTTCACTTCCATCCGGCATACACACGTCAAGTATGCTGCTCGGGAAGCCGCTGTAGATTTGTTTGAAGACGAGGCCCATCAGGTTAGTGTGATTACGCCCGTAGAGTCCCAAACGAACGTGACATTGGAGCCGTTACCATAGAAAGCATTGGCAAGGTCGAAGAAGACAATCGGAATGGCATTGCCGTCGGTCCCGTCAACATCGTGGTACAGCAGCAGACCCTCTACCTTGTCAGAACCATCTGCCTCTATAGCGGTGACCGTGGTATCTGTTGCGTCTAGCGTTGCCTTAGTGCCGTCCACCGTCACACCCTGACCTGACACCGCCGTCCGTATGTACGGGTCAGTATCTCCGTACTCGTTGGACCCTAGGGCCGTGTCGACGTCGGTTATTGTCTTGTCGCTTAGCACAGCCTCCACTAGCGCAATCTTCATCGTGTCGCCAGCAGCAGGGTTCACATCCCAGATGCTGTCGCCCAATGCCAGCTTCTGCTTCCAGATGTTGTATACGAAGCTCGCCACCTACTTCTTCTTACCCTTCTTGGTCTTCGCCTTACCCCTCTTGGGGGGGCGTCCACGCTTGCTCCCGTATGTCCCTTTGCCCTGAGGCATGTCAGGACCCCTTCTTCTTGGAGGCCTTCTTCTTAGCCTTCTTCTTCTTGGCGGGCTTGAGGTCGGAGGCCTTCACGATGATCAGTTCCTCCTCGATCACGGTGTCGTCTGGCAGCGCGTCCCACGCGGCCCCCCACTGTCTACGCCAGCGCTTTCGGGCAGTCCTCTGTGTCGGGGGCGGCGGAATGTCCTGGGGCATAAGTTCTCCTTATTGTCACTGACCACTGACGAAATGACTGACATGTAGAGCCCTATGAATGCCATATGTCAGCCCATCATGCAAGCGCATATGCGAATGCAATGCGAACGCATCAATCCCCCTCCTCTAGCTCAAGGGGCCCTGAAACCTCAGCGTCCACCTCCAGAGGCTCCGGCTGAGCGAACCCAAACCGCTTCACATGGGTCACCTCCGTCTTCGATTGCACCTGCCGGATCACCGCACCGTCCAATCTGTCGAACAACAGAGCAGCACACTTCACATCCCCCTGACGGGCCTTATGGATGATACCCATCACCACATGCTCCAGATATTCCGGGTGCTCACTCAGGTACCCCTTCAGAGCGCGTACAAGGCTCACTGGGCGCTTTGGGACAACCTTAGGTGGTCGGGTCCTATGTTGCGCCGGAATCGCTCCTGCGCTCTCCAGGGCGCTCCAGGCCTTACCGGGGGTTGCAGGGGCATCGGGTTTGAGTTCACTCATAATATTCTGACCACCTTATGGGACCCGCTTAGGGGTTAGGAGAGGGGGGGCGTGCGGGGTAGAGTGCCGTTGGATCGTTCCATCGACCCCTCTTCATGCCGACATGGGGGGGAGGGGCACAGGTGCGTGTATACATGCGTGTGCGTGCGTCAGGCGCCCGAATCAGAAGACCCTGGACCGAGGCGAGGCCCAAAACCCCGCTGAGGCCCTGATCCCGGTGCTGACCCGGCTCAAGCTGTGCGCATGAGAGAGTCCGGTGGACTCAGAGCGCGTGTGTACTGGTTCTGACCAGTCATTACCCCCAGTTTGATCCCTCTCATGCTGAAATGCAAGCATTTTGGTAGGCTGTTTTGCGGCCCGCTTAGCCCCTTCGGGGCCAGCGCGTGAGGCGCCTGAATCAGAAGACTGTCCCGCCGCAGCAATCCGCTGTGGCACTAACCCCTTTCGAGGATTTCGCTATGACGCTTTCGACCATGAACCGCCGCCACCAGCTTCGCACGATCAAGCACGAGTTGCTTGACGGAGTCAAGAAGGCCTGTGGCTCCTCTTGGAATGACACCTCCAAGGCGACCGTTGACAAGCACATTGGATCGGCTCTTGCCGCCGCAGAGGGCCTCTCATGCGGCTCTGTGTGGACGGAGTCTTTGCCCGAGATCAGCAAGCTGATCCGTGCGAAAGACGCAGACGGAGTGACTGAGGCTGTCACAGGAGCCATGCTGGCCTGGACCGCTGTGTTTGAGGAGACGCATGACCTCTCCGAGGTTGACGGGTGGATCG